GCGGCGTTGTACGCCGCCGTCTGCCGAGCGTAGACCGCGTCGAGGCGCTTCTCGTAGGGGTTCTTGCCGTCGTCGTTGGCGGGCGGCGCCTGGCGCATGCTCTGCACCGCCGTCAGCTGGCCCCGAAGCTCCGCGAGCTCACGCTTGAGCTGCTCGCGGTCAGCATCGATCTCGCCGAGTTTTTTCTTGCTCTCCTCGCCTTCGCGCAGGAGCGTCTGCAGGCGCTCCTGCTGCTTCTGCTTGCGCGAGCGCCGCTCTTCTGGGCTCTCGTTGGGCTTGTCATCGTCGAGGACGATGGCGTTGTCGTTGCTGGGCTTCTCGTCATCCGAGAACGGGACCTGCATCGCTTGGCGATCGGGGTCGCCCTGCATGAAGTTGCTGTCAGCTGCTGCCATAGGCTCTCCTCACCACGTGTCGTTCACGTAGACGGACTTCTTCTTCTTGAACGACCAATCGCCATTGTCGTTCTGCGCGACCTGGTGCTCGTAGTTGAACTCGTCGCCCGCGTCGATGATGCGCTGTTCGCCGGCGCGGATGCGCTCCATCTGCGACTCGTTGCCGGCGAGGTCCGCCTCGCGCATCACGAGGTAGTGCAGGGCCTCGATGCCGATCGTCTCGCAGCGGCGCGCGAACGGGACATTCTTGTTCGTGATGACGATGTCGCCGAGCTCGTAGCCGTGGCTCATCAACCGATCCATCGCCGTGAGCCCCGCGCTGATGAGCACGCCGCGGTTACCCTCCTGCAGATCGCGCAGCTTGGTGGTGGCCGGCTTGTAGATGCCGCCCGCCGTCTTCTCCGCCTTCTCGCCCTCCTCCAGGCTGAGCGGGAAGACGAAGATGCGATCGAAGCTCGCCTGCACCCGGAAGAACGCATCGGTGATGCCGTATTTGAGCCGCGCCGCTTCGAGCCGCGTGGGCAACCCGAGAGCGCCCGGTGGGCTCATGTGCTGCTTGATCAGCTCGGTGCGCTCTTTGGCTTTGCGCAGCTCGGGGTCTTCGAGCATGCGCGCGATGCGCTCTTTCTCGGCGTTGGTCCAGGCGCTGGTCTTCTCCGGCGCCTTGAAGTCGGGGAAACTATAGATCGTGTTACTCACAGGCTCTCCATCTTCGAAAGGAACATCTCCAGCGCGTTGGCGCTGGCTCGCAGGCGGTTGCACTCGGAAACGATGAGCTCCCGCTGCGCGGCCACGGCTGCGCCCGCTGTCGGGTGCAGCTCCTCTGTCCCGAACAAGCGCGCCATGCCTGAATCAGCGTACGCGCCCCAGGTCACGTCTCCCTCCCGCTCCAGGGCATCGACGGCGCGGACGTGAGCGTCCACCACGGTGTAATCACGCTGCAGCTCGCAGAGATACAGGCGCTGCGGCGCGTGCAGCGCGCGGTGCTTCTCGGCCGAGATCTCCAACAGGACGAGGCTCTGCCGGGCCTCCGGATCGAGGAGCTCCCAGAATTTACCCACGTGGTCGACGACCGAGCCCCAGGCGAGCTGGTAGCCCCTGTCCAAGTATGACTGCATGACCGCTCTGTCGACGACCACCTTGTGTGTTTCGCTCACGCTCTCTCCTTCAGATGCTCTTGAATGAACTTGCCCGGATCCTTGCCGAGCTCCCGGATCGCCAGGATCAGCGCGTCGCAGAGCTGCGCCTGGGTGGCGTAGCCGCGAATGTGGAGCAGGTCGCCTAGCTCATTGGCGACCAGCGCCGCCTGGTGTCCCTGCTGTAGGCACTTCACGCGCTGCCGAACGAGGTACTGCTCGAAGATGTCCAGCTCGCGCATCAGCAGATCTTCACGCCGTCGGACGTGAAGCCCCACGAGGCGGTCGTCTCTAGCAGCGGCGCGGTTCCCGTCGTCGTGGTGGGCCACGTCTGGATAGCGGGCTGGAGCTGCGGCAGCTCGATCACGTGCTTGAACGTGAGCGCGAGGTGCTTGCGGATGCACTCGACCTGCTTGGGCCCCAGCCGCGGGGCGGCGGACCCGTCGGGGTCGAGGATCTCGAAGTAGCCCTGCAGCCAGTAACAGAAGTCGCGGGATGTCATGAGTCGGGGTCCGGGATGGTGACGGTGGGGGTTGAGCGCGTGATCACGAGCTCCTGGCCCTCTGCGCGCAGGAACCAGGTGGCGTTTTCGATGATGTGGCGCTGTGGCAGGATCGCGGCGAGCGCATCCGCCAGCGGGATCCGGAATTCGTCATCGTCGGTGCGCTGCGTGCGCGAGCGTCGAGCGAGGGCCATCTCTATGCTGCTCCTTGCTGCTGGTCGTTTGCCGGCTTCTGCTGCGGCGGTTTCGGGGCCCCACCGGGAGGCCCCCCGGGCGCGGGAGCCCCAGGCGGCGCCATGCCCGGGGGAGGCATCGGCGGGCTCGTCGGCATGCCAAACATCTGCGGCGGGGGCGGCGGCGCGCCGAGCAGCCCGACGAGGTCGTAGCGGTTGCGGGCCTCGAGGCTCTTGCTGATGACGGCGTGCTTGAGGGCGAAGTTGCCGGCGAGCTCGGGAACGGCGTTCGGCATCTGCACGAGCGCGTCAGCCTCGCTGATGCGCTGGGAGGTGCTCGTGAACTTCAGATCGGCGCTGATCTCGACGTCGTAGGGACGGTCGTACATCTCGCGCCCGACCGAGATCTGAGCCATGCCCGGCTTGCCGATGGTGGGGTCGTGGTTGAGCACACTGAACCACTCGACGTCTTCGAGGAAGATCGCGTTGAGCGCCGCGTTGTTCTGAAGGACCGTGGTGACGAAGTCGGCGTACTTGCCCGTCGGCACGCTGAGCATCTTGGTGGCCTGCTCGATGCGCGCGCTGATGCCCTGGGCGGTCTCACCGCTCTTGCCGCTCTCGCCGCTGAGCACCTCGGGGGTGTTGCTCACGGTGTTGCCGAAGCGGACGAGCATCTCGATGAGCTGCAGGAACTGGGGGTTGGCCTCGCCGAAGTCGAGCGGGACGACGTCTTTCGCCAGATCCGTGGAGCCCTCCACCTTGTGGACCTTGCCGGGCTCGATGCTCAGCTTATCGGGGAACCGGACATCCCCCCGCACGAGCAGGTTTTTGAAGTTGTGCAGCGTCGCCTGGTCGATGAAGGCGGAGAGCGCCACGTTGGCCGCCTTGTTCTGCGCGGCGTGGATCTGGCCCGTGCCGAGCCCCACCACGCCGACGAGCGGCTCGATGTTCACCCCGTGCGCGAACATCCGGATCGGGATGTAGTCCGGCTCGCGCGGCATCGCCTGCGGGTCGCCGCCCATCCACGCGGGCAGCGGCGGCTCGGGCGGCGGCGGGATCTCCTGGATGCGCCGCGCCTCGAGGATGGCCTCGGCGGGGCTGTCGCCATCGGCGCGCGGGACGTGGGCCGCCGCGAGCGCGGCCTGCACCGTCTGCTGCTGCTCCTGCAAGAGCATCTGCCGCTCCTGCACCGCCTGCTGGTACTGCTGCAGTTGCTGGACCTCGAACTCGTAACGCCGCTTGTCGTAGGGGTCGACCCGCTCATGGATCGCGAGCGCCACGATGGTGGCCGTCGACCGATCGACGATGACCTTGCAGTACCGATCGCGCTCCTGCCCGGGCAGATTCAGCCAGCCCTCGTACTGGATGAGCTTGTAGGGCCCTTTGGTGAGGCTGGAGTCGACACCGATCGCCTTGTCGACGACGGCGCGCAGCTCCTGGCTCATCTCGGCGTCGTCCCATTCGGGCGGCATCCGCTTGAGCACCGTGCCGACGTCTTCCCAGAACCCGTCCTGCTGGCGCAGCTCGTGCGCGTCCATGAAAAGGACCTTGGCGACCCACGACACATCCGAGAAGTCGGGCATCGTCGAGACGTGCGCGTTGGCGCACACGAACTCCTCGGCGGTCAGGATCTCATGTCGATTACTTCGACGCTGTGGGTCCCAATAGCTGTGGCATACAACGTCTCCGAACAGATCGAAGATGAGAAGGCCACGGTGCCCAATCTGACGCTTAAAGTCCTTGATTCGCTTTCGGATCTGCCAGTTGCCGTGGAGCGAAAGGAGCTTTGCGGTGTTCTCGTCGTCGGGTCCGATGGGAGTAACACCAAATACGTTCGTCCAGTTGCCGAAGAGCTCATAGGCTTGCCTCGATACCATCCGGATGGTGTTCTCCATCAGGATGGGCACGTGCG